GCTGCTGCACCGCCTGCTGTTGCTAGCGCCTCGCCCAGACCAGCACCGCCGTACGCACCCAAGCCTGCCATTAAGCCTTTGCCAAGACTGCCGGTAGCTAACGTGCCAACGGCACCTACCGTCAAGGCTGCTTGCATAGGAGTCATTAAAGCAAAGCCTGCTGGTCCTAGAGCAAAGCCTGCGATCATCGGCAAGATGCTGTCTAGAAATCCCGCTTCTGGTAGTCCTGTCTGCGGATTAATCGTCAGGCTGCCGCCGTGCGCCATAGCCAGAGACTGCAAGCCTTGCACCTCTACAGGCGTCATGTGGACTAGGACTTTGTCATTGCCTCTCCCAGCACTCTGGAGATGTTGGGCTAAGTTATGGAGGCTCATAGCACATCCTTACAAAATTTTGTCAATCGTATCATGTAGGTAACCTTGAAACAAAGGTTACCGTGGTAATCAGCGACGGTATAGAAGGCCGCACAAACGGGCTGGACGAAGCAGGTAATGCTGCAACTTTTATGTCTGGATGACTCGCCGCAACCACCAAATCAAATGTGCTGTTTGCTTCTGCCACAAGGAAGAAATTCCATGCCGCGACAGCCGCACCATTCCTGCTTCCATGCCGTGATGGTATGGTCAACTGTGTTGCTGATTCGTAAACATTGTTGCCGTCTACTTTTGCCCAGACTTCTACGTCGTGCGCCTGTGAATCTGAGTTTTCAAACTGTGCGCTGAACTGGTAGTTGTACACCCCAGGATACGCTACTTGCACACTACCGTTTGATAACGCCGTGTCTATCGTGGCATTTGCATCCGTGTTGTTCAGCGTGAGAGTCGTAACAACGTTGGCAGATAGCGTCGTGGTCTGATTGGAAAAATAAGACCCGCACGGAACACTGCCAAACCTGCCGCCACCCTCTTCTACATACGCAGCAAATGCACCGCCTAATTGCTGAAAATATAACCGTAAGACGTTGTTCAGCTGATCCTGATACTGGCGGCTGTAGTCTACGGGTCCAAGCGGTAATGCTGGAACCGGTGGAACTATCAGCTGACTGGTAACAGAAACATTAGCCATCAGCGTCTGCCATCAGGCCGCACATCGAGTCTCGGCACACCTAGCTGCCACTGACAGCCTAGCTGGTTGGACTCCACCTTAAACGCCATTTGCCGGCCACGTAAGCGCGTGTACACAATCTGCGTGAACTCCTGCACCGTGTAGTTCCGTACCGTCGTGTAGTTCTGTGTTGACTGTACCGTCGGTGCGTCTGCTGTCCCGTACGGCGCACCAGGATTCTGCCGAGGACGCACGGTAAATGTCACCGCCGGCTTGTCAGGCGTAGATGTGTTTGACCCGTCAAACGTGATGTCAGGAATCATGCGCCACACAAACCCGAAGTTATGCCCGTCACCAATGTCAAAGTCAGATGACTGAATGTAAGCATTGATCGGGTTAACGGTGCCGTTGACCTCTATGTCATCATTCCCGTTCTCGTGGTACACAACCGTATGACTGTACGTTGCTCCCATCGGATACTCCCGCAGCGGGCTGTCTAGCCATGCCGTGCGCCCGATCGTGCCGTAGTACCAGACCTGATCCAGATAGTTGTAGATCACATACTTGTCAACAACCGTGCTGCCTGCCGAGCAGTAGAACCACCAGATCTCGCTGTAGCCTTCATTCGTGCCAGCAAAAAACTGGTACGACTGCTGCAAGTTGATGTCGCCGTACACGTATTGCCGCAGGCTACAGGGCAGAGTCTCTACCCGCCCAGTGTAGGCGTAGAACTTGTCCACGCCCATCCAGTACGTGATGTTGTTAGCCGTAGCTACAGCGTTCGGTCCGGCAATCGAGATATTGTCAGACAGGATGTTAAATCCCCACACGTACGGTGGACCCAGATACTGCATGGAGAATACTGCTGCATCTGTAAATACCAGAATCTCTTGCCGTGTCTGCTGCGCCGTGATGATCTCTGAACCTGAAGACAGGCGAAAACTGCCAGCCTGATTCGTCACTGCCGGCTCCCACACCGCATAGTCTTCCTGATCCGACCAACGCACCAATAACGGATCCTGCTCTGTAGATCCGTAGTCATTACAACCAAACGAAATCACAAACCGCGAAGAATCCGACACCATGACAAAGTTAGAAACTGTCGGGCAGCTGGTGTCTGTCTGATAAATCCCGCTGCTGGTGCTGGAAAGCAACTGAGCCGGCGTGGTAAATAGCAAATTACCAGCACCGCTGTAAACAGGAACCCACATATACAACGCACCGCCGCGCGGGTTGATGATGAGATACTCGCCGTAGTTAGCCTCCGACCACAGACGTAACTGCTGCGGAATACCAAAGCCAGCAGACTGCCCCCATCCGGTAAACGAGTTGGCGTTATAGACAATGGTTCCATTAGAGTGTGTTGTTGCTATCGTGCCGTTAGCGCCGCGCGTTACACCCGTAAACAGCGTCGCCGTGTTGCCGCTGTACTGGGCAAGTTCTTGCTCAATCAGTACCGTGCCAGTAGCGTTTGAAAAGCCCGTGGTAGAAACAACCGTGATGTTGGTGTTAGAGGCATTCAGCGGAACGCTCAACGTGGTCTGCGTTGTGCCGCTGACAAATCCACTCCACAGACCTGCGCCCCATCCGGTTGCGTAGCCGTAAACTTCAAGGCCGATATTTAACTGATAATCCGCTGTAACTGTGCCGCCGCCGGTGGCGCTAGAAGTGGCATTTGAATCAGCTGTAATCGTGTAGCTGTTGGTATTGACGTAGGTGATTCTGTACTGGCCATTCAGATCCAGTCCACCCACCACAGACGCACCCGAAAAAGTCACATAATCGCCGTCAGTTGCGCCGTGATCAGCATCTGTCACAGTCACAATCTTCGAGCCGCTAGTGGTAGTAAACGGGTTGGTCAGCGTCGCTGTAGCCCTGATCGGCGTGATGTCGTTATACACGCCACCGTTTTCTACGTAGTATTTAATGTTGGTGCCGACGCCCAGCAGGTTGTACCCGCGCAGCGTCACCCAGTTCCACAGACTGCGAGCTACCCCCAGATAGGTATTGTTCGACAGCGGCGCCCAACCACCTAGCTTCTGCGGATAGCCAGAACGAAAACGAACCTTGTCACAATCAAACCAACCACCCTCGTTAGCCAAAGAAGTTGATTCTTTGTTAACGCCTGGTCTCAGTTGCAGCTTCTGAAGTGGCACTTTATTTCACCGTTTGTCTGACTGTGTCGTACTGGGCGTAGCACTGCTTGAGGGCTGCTCGGAGTTCGTCGGCTTCTCTAGCGATCCCGACAAGAAATTCGCCATCCTCTCTGTAAAGCTCTTTTCCTGTACAAACACTTTGTCTAACACTGGTGGTACTGGGCACGGCACTTGCAGGGGTGGCGGGGCGACTTTGGCGGTCGCGCAGGCTGTTAGCAAGAGCGGTATTCCTAGCAGTAATATCCCGTATCTCACGATCTTTCTCCTGTCGCAGCTTGTCTGCGCCCATCTGTAGCATCTGCTGCTTCTCTACAGACTTTTCCATCGCCTTGGCATACTCTGCGTACTGCGCAGTCTTCTCTTTATCCCAAGCCTGCTGCACCTCTGCCATACCACTTTCCTTGCCCGTATGATATCCCCCAGCGGCTGCTACGCCAATGGCTACAACAGCAGCTAGGATCAGCCAAGGATTCACTTTGGTTCCGAAAAATACAGCGCTATCTCATCGTTCCGACGCTTCACCAGTCCTGGCAACACCTTGCCACCAGCCTTGGTGAACTTCAGGAACTCCTGCTTTGCCCCCTCAAAGTCACCACGGTTGTGCTTCTGCCGTAGGGTTGATCTCTGGAGAGTGCCTAGCCCAACATTGAATGCAAAGCTGACCAACGCGCCCAAGCGATTTTCGTTAAGATTGTCAGGGCAGTAACGAAGAACACCAGCGACAAAACGCTGTAGGTCTTTCTCAAGGATCTTATCCACTTCGTCTTTGCTAAATACACGGGAATCCTCCGGCTTCAAAGCAAACTTGTCACGCTGATCTATCGGCATCTTGCCCTGCTCAGGGTAGAGAACATGCCCTACCCCTATCGTCCACAACTTAGCTGGACACTTGTACGGCTTGTATCTCACACCCTCGTGGTGCTTGATCATAGCTATTGTTGCAACCGGCAGTTTCATTTGCCAGCCTTCGAGTTACCACGGGAACCAAACCACATGGCGATGATCGTACCCAGCAACGCCATCTCATCAGCGTCAAACACGATCTCCATCACCTGAATCAACTCGCCTACAGATGTGATTGTGTTGCCATGAATGAATATCCACAGCATGGTCAGCAGGTTAATCAGCACCAGCTCAAGCACAAAGATGAAGGTGACAAACGGGCGGGTAGCCGCTGTCATGTCCTTGACCCACTGAGAAGAAGACTCTAGTAGCTTCTCCTGGTTGTTGTAGATCATGCCCATCTGAGCCATGTATTGCTGATGGTCTTGCGCGTCGTTCTCGCGCACTTCTTCGGTCTTGTCGGCAGGTGAATAACCTTTGTCGGTCAACGCCAACTGCTGGCGCATTTGCATGTGCATAATGTCCAGTTCGTGCTTCTTGTCCGCACGATCTTGCAACATGTCAAACAGTCTTGGGAACAAGGCGACTATGTAGCCACCAATGGTTGAAATAAGTGTCAGCATGATCGCTCCTTAGTTACCGTACATCCGTTCAATCTGTATCTCTTTGC